GTTTTCATATTGTACGATCCTTGATTTTGTTGAAATTTACCCATTGGGGTTTTAGATGAACTACTAATTTTAGGAGGTTGTTTAAATGTACTACCTGTACTACTTGTAGTTCCACTGGATTTTGGAGGAGTTGGAGTTGGAGGAGTTGGAGTTGCAGGTGTACCAACTTTTATATCCAGAAGTTTTTTTAACCAGTTTGGTACAAGTAAGTTGAATCCTTTAAATGGAGCTTGTATTATTTTACCACCTATTGTTAATGGGAATTTTATGGCAGTTTTAGGTGCAACACCTAAATACTTTAATGCTATTCCTCCACCTACTAATAAAGCTGCTGTTTTCGTTAATGCTAAGACTTGTTGTTCTTCTCCATTCCAGCCAAATACGTCACCTAGTCCTCCTGCAAGAAATTTACCTATTTTATCTCCTAAAGTCATCATTGCTGGCATGTACTTTTGATAGAATGGTATAATGAATTTTCTTAACATTACAATCATGATAGGTCTCATTATCATACCAAAGAATGTTGCTATAGGTCTAAGTAACATCATGATACCAAATTTCCAAAGTTTTAACATTTGTTGTAATAATGGTGATGATTCTATAGCTAGTTGAACTCCTTTCTGTACTGCTTGAAATCCAATCGCTGCTGCACCTAATCCAATTCCTGTTGCTGCCATCTTTCCGTGACCACCAAACATCTTATTCCATTTGGAACTTCCTCCAAAATATTTGTCGAATTTTTTAGATATTGAATCTAAAGCTTTTATGGAACCCGATGAAGCTAGCATATTTCTCTCTTTTATGTCACTAGAATCCATTCCTAATCCTTTTTTATTTAATGTCTGTAATCTTTGCATATCACTCATTTTTGCCTGACCCATACTACTCATGAAATTCATTGCCGTACCAACAACTCCTCCACCTGCAGAACGGGTCATTGTTTCCATTACACGGGCATTAGCCATTAATTTATATCTTTTTTCTAAATTAGCATCTCTATTTTTATTCATTGTGTCTTGTCTTTTTTGTCCTTCTTGGAATTTCTGTGATCCATCTGCAACTCTGTCACTGATGTTAGCCATTCCATCTGCAAAAGCTGATGTTAGTTTGTTAATACCTTCAGTAAGGTTTTTTACATTTAGATTAATCTCTACGTCATCTGATCCCATATAAATCTTAACCTGTACGTCTATTTAAATTTATTCGATTTTTTCGATCTGCTTCCTCGTTTTCACTTATAAGCATGTTTAGGTACGAGGTGGGCTGTTTGTCGACTTGGTCTTTCGTCCAGTAGAACTCTTTGGCGAAGTAGTAGTAGACTGAGCTAGTGTATCTGCTTCTGTTCCTACGAACGTCCCCACCCACTCTTCCAAATATTTCATTAAAGGGTAGTCTTTCATGACCTCCACCATGATCTTTTGTGCTACACTAGATTTAAGATTTCTAATCTCTGAAACTTCTTTTAGAGTGAAAGGGGCTTTAGTAATCACTGCTGTTAATATTAACTGTCTGTATAATGGTATATTAACTATAGGTTTGTTAACTTCTTTTAAATCAAGACATTTATTTAAAATATTCTCCAAGTCACCGAATAAAATATCATCATCATATTCTATTGATTCTGTAGAACCTTCCCAGTCTATTTGGAATGATTTAATAGTCAATGGTATAATTTATGATAACCAGTATAAAAGCCTTATGATTACTCTTCTGCTGCTGTTGTACTTTTTGCTACTACTGATATTGTTTTTACTTGCCAATTAATTTCTTCAAATACAGGTTCTACTGGTTCTAATCCACTGATTGATTGATCTCCTAGTGATAATCCAGTACATGTAATCTCAATTTGTTGACTAGTACTGTTTTCAATAAATGTTAATTTTAATGCAGTATGTGCTGTTTCTTGATAAGTCGCAGCAGAATCTGATTTAACTTGTGCAAGTAGTTTTTCTAACAAGTTCTTGTTTATCCATGATGCTTTGAATGAACCAGTTATGTCTAATACTCTTCTGAATGAGGCAACTGCTGCATGTGAATTAAGACCATAAAGTAATTCACTGTTTTGTGCGATTGATAGGTTGACATCCTGACATTGTACAACTGTTGCTCCATCTAATAATAGTTCAGCATGTGCGAATGTGTATGGGAATTCTTGTACTGGTTTTGCTGGTGCTGTACCTAAAGTTGTTGATGGTGCTGTTTCTTGTCCATATGTAATATCTGCTGTACATTCAACCATTCCACCTACTGCTGCTGAAATTGAAATATTATTAACCAATGCTCCTTTTAATCTTCTAACAATATCTGCACTAGCCCCATCAAATCCTACTTCTATTTGAATTGTTCTAGGTGTTTTAAGATTGGCTGCTGTATTATAAGTATGAGTGTAAGGTGATGATGATCCTGTTGTTACTGGTGCTCCCAAAAGTGCTCCAAATAACCAAGGGTTTGATAGTGTAAATCCTACTGATGCTGTTCCTTGTTGCTGACCATATGCAAATTTATGAACTGTATTTTTATTTAATTGTGCTAGATTCATTCTATTATTGGTTAGTGATAGACTAGTTAATTTGTCTTGTAGACCGAATTTTTTATTAGGTGATTGACCTGATACTAAATTACCATATCCATCATCCTCAAACTCATACTTTACATATGCATGAGCACCAGTTCGTACCATAAAATTATATTACAGATAGTGACTTATAAAGTTTGTCTATGGGTTCAATTTTCTATATCTGATTATGATTGTATGCCTATACATGTTCCTGAACATGTCATTATCGTGATATGATGAAGTAGCCATTAAATCCACATAATTAGTTCTTCTAATATTAGCCTTTATAATTTTGAATATTTCATTCACCAAGTCCTCATGATGTTCCAGATTCTGATATGAATGTACCTCTATTTTTACAGTAATATAGTGAAGGAAATCTTGTCCATAAAGTCCGAAATACTGTGGATCTTCATTTGTTGGGGTTAAAAGTATGAAATCTCTTCGATCATCCATAAAACCAGTTGCTCTTTCTTCCCACATGAAAGTTATATCTGGGGTAGTTGATAAAGACCAATTATCCTGTAATAGATTTTTTGTATCTGTTACTGTTGCATATAGATTTGAGGCACCCATATATTATATAAATGTCGTAGACTAATTAAGTTTGTTGTTTAACGATTATCTTCCCTATTATCTTTACGGCTGCTTGGGTCATTCTTTCTCTTTTTCATACCTCTGGCTGCTGTTGATGTAATTTTTCTCCAATCTGCAAGATTTCTAGTTCTTTCAGTGTTTTTAACCCTGTCTTCACTATATCGTTTGAATTTCTGTGCATGTTTGATTGTAGCAGCCTTTCCATATTTTTTCTGTCTACCTGTTGGGGTTAATCCTCTCTTATGACCTAACTTCTTTGCATATACTCCGTTAGCGATAAGAAATATAGATCTATCTATCCAGTTAGCTTTAGCTTTAATTGTTTTTAAATTATTATATTGTTCCAGTTTTGTAGACGATGCCATTCCATCTTTATCATTAAGGAACCAGTGAAGTATGCTTTCTATATTAGGGAATTTTGGTTTTACTTTCCATCCTGATTTAGTTTTTGTATCCTGTTTAAATTTTGGTGCTATTCCTTTCTTGGTTGTTTCTTCGCCTTTGGCAAGTTCTTTATAATCTTTTTCAACAAATAATCTAGATAATACTTCAAGGTCTACTTTGAATTGACCTAACACATCTGATAAAATATCATTTATCATCTCCATGTCACCTGTACTCATTTTTGACATTAAAAATTTATTTAAATTACCACCAAATATATACTGTTCATTTTCAATAAATTTGTCAATCTCATGTGTTGCGACCTTCATTCTATCACCAGCTTCATGTATTTGGTTTGGTTTCATATGATGTGAAGGTGGTATAGGTTGTTTTTTATAAGTTGTGTTATTTATGTGACGTTGTGATGACATACTTGAAATTAAAAATTTACCATTAAGATAACCTTTACGGGGTTTTGCTGCTGCTTTATGATCCATCTGTTGTATTTCCTTTTCTGCATCAGGTACTTCTTTTTGATATTGTTTCCATAATCTACCACCAACACCCCACTGAGGTGTACTTTTGTATTTTTCATTTGCTGATAACCCTTTTATTACCTCTTTATAATATCTTTTTCCTAATTCTGGATCTTTTCTTATTATCCATGTGTGATATGATATTTTTCTACTATTCACACTTCGTATAAAGTCATCATCTATACCTAATGTAAAATTATGTTTTGGTACTTTTATTTTTCTACCAGATACTAAATTGATATTTTTTTCGGTTTCTGTATATTCTAACATAAATGGTACATATGAAACACCTAACTCATTAAATTTTTCTTTTATCATAGTAGTATAATTTAATGCTAATCTATTACCTATTTGCCTAATTAATTCTAGTCTTTTGCCTCTACCTATTTTGGTTAAAAATCTAGGATCTTTACTATTAAATAATTGTGAATTAATTCTGTTTTGTATAACCTTATCTTGTGATGCCTGTAGTTTTGCAGCACCTTTTCTAATTGCAGGTAGAATACTCTTATATTTTCTTGCCATTATGGGATGAAGAATACTTCTCTACGATTGTCAACACAGTTCTCTATATCTGCTCTCCAATCTGATTTAGAGCCTTCAAAACTAGCACCATCTCCTCCTGTTGGAAGTATATCCATTCTAAAACTAGAATTTAAGAGATCTATTGCTGTAAGCTTAATACACGCATCTCCAATATCCAATGGGACATCCTCATCTCCATAACGATAAGTGACTCTTACCCTGTGTTTTCTGATAATTGTAAATATGTAACCTCTAAGGAATAATTTGCCGTAAACTGGTTCAAAGTCATGCCATTGTGCATCATCTATTATGTCAGTATAGGTACTTCCTGCACCTTCCCATACTTCTATTTTATCTCCTTCTGATGAATCAAAGTCTCTACAATTTCTATGTTTAAGGAAAAGTGGTGTACCCCATCCATAAGTGTATAATAATGGTAAATCATGAACCTCTCGTTTAATCTGTTTATTTCTTCCAAAAGTATGACCTATACGTCTGTCAAGTTCCTCTTCCTTTCTGTTTATAATTTTCTCGACTTGAGTCTTATTTGGAGTAGTAGTAGCAGTGATAGGAACACGAAGAAAATCTGAGACATCTTCAACGCTACAATAAGTTACTGCCATGAATATATAAATGTTTATTCTTATTTAAATATTATTAAATATTCGGCATTACCAGTGACATCTGCATAAATACCTGCTTCAAAACGTCTATTTATATTACCTAGATCTTGAGTTGATTCTGCATATACAGTGAATTCAACTGGTGAACCACTAACAATACCATTTTTTAACTCTATTTTAGAACCAGATGATCCTGCCTTTGTTACTTTAACTCCAACAATAACACCATGTGCTCCTTTTACTACTCCGTCAGAGTTGACATTAGCGACATTATGGTTTAGTTCTACCATGAATCTTATTCATCTAAGTCATATATAAACATTATTAAAAAAAAAGAAAAAATGGTTAGAAACCAATTACTCTAATACGAATAGTCATACTATTGACTGCTGTATCAGAAGCATCCAATTCCTCAAGGGCTACAACTGTTGCTGTAGAACTTGTTGGTGTGTGACCATAAGCCTTAAATTTACCAGTGGCTGCTGCACCTGCTGCTGCTGGTGCATATTGTAAAAGTAGTCCTTTGTTACAATGGAGTATTTCTGCTCCTATAACAGTACTAATTCTACCACCCAAAGAAAGATCGACAGTATTACCATTAGTAGCATAATTGTCAGATGCACCATAGGTAACATCAACAATGGTTGACTTTAACTTAGAAGTCAGTTCAGCTTGTATGGATAGTGTCTTTCCTGTAAGACTTTTATGGTCGGCATTGTGTACGATTGCGATTGCCATATAATGAATAATTGTTAATTATATATAAAGTTTAGTATAAAAAAGAGGTATTACTACCTTACATCGAAGAATACTGTCTTGGTATCATCGCCTAAATCGATTTCAATATAATAATCACCTGTTGCTTGTGTTGTTGGAATACTCCAAGCCCATGCGAGTACTGTATTATCTCTGACTTCGATTCTTCTATCTTTTACTTCGTCATTTGTATCGTCATTAACAATCTCATAATAGAGATAGTTTGCATCTGAATCTATCGTTGCGTAAAAGTAGACAATGTCGCCTTGATCAAATCTGTCTTCTGCTCTATCACCATCACTGGTGTAGAATTCAACTATTTCATTTGAATTATTATTAGTTGTACTGATTTGTACAGTCTCTAATAATTTAATTCTTTTATCTAATGAAACAATAGTTTGACTTTGTTGGTTTACCCTGTTCTCCAATTTAGCAAACGAAACTTTCAAAACTGATATATCTTTAGATTCATCAGCATTGTTAATTTGTGTTTTTAAGGAGTCCCATTCACTTGATTGAGTGATTGTATTTTTTACAAATTGCTTATTGTTCAACTCTAATTGAGTACTTACAATACTTTTGAAATCAAATTCTTCAGTATCTGGTACTGGATTATAAGCCAATGCAACAATTAATGCAATTATTGATAACCCACCAATAGCATATACTTTGTATGTCATTAACCCAACTAATATTAATCTCTATATAAATGTTATTATGTTAATTAAGAGTTAATTAACCTATATTAAATCAATATAATGATATATCTATAATAAAGTGTTAGCTAACGTGTATAAAGTTAATTAAGTTAATTAAGCTAAGTTAATTAAGTTTTTAGAAACCAAAGGTTAAGTGTATAAAATAAAAAAAAAATGAAGTTGTTTTGGTTCGACTAGAGTTTAATATCTCTAATTTTACCTTGTGATTTGAAGTGACGACAAACAGTTTCACCCATTGTTCTGTAAACACCTTTCTCAACGAAAGCGTTGTTCACGAATGGATAAGCTGGTGTTCTACGTGTTGCTTCATAGTACTCAGTTGGGATTGCGACTTGAATTCCAATTCTCGGATATCCGTAACCTTCTGCATCAGAAGTATCTAATGCAAATAGTCTTCCTACCTCGTTGCCACCACCTGATGGGGCATCTTTGGATGGGATGAATGGGATACCATAGATAGAATCTACGTGAATTCCGACTCCAGTTCCTTTGAATGTTTGGATACCGTTTACATCGACTTGTACTAATGCTTCACCGTAAGGGTTTGGAATACGGACTGAAGGCATGTATAAGCCTTGTATCTCGGAGTAAACTTCGTGGGAACCTAGGAATACGTTTGGATCTTTACCTGCTGCAATACGGATCTTTCTAAGGAAAGTTCGTAGTGTATCATCGGTAAGAACACCATCTGTTCCTATTGTACCTGATGCTGATTCTACAGTACAGTCAAAAGTACCACTATTGCCATCTCTGTCAATAGTTGCATTTGCTGCCCAAGGATCGTACATACCATCATAAGTACCACCTAATGCATCTTCTTCAGCATCACTTGAAATGATTCTGTCGAGAGATTCAAAGTTGGTTGTACCTGCGTTGTTTGCACTTGCCCCTGCTGCTTCTGTTTCAACATCTGCGAGCAACATTCTATTCATGAATTCTTTATGCTGTACTGCCATGTATAATCTGAGTGAGCCTAAGCCTCCCCAAATATCGTCTTTACTGTGAGTTGCGAGCCATTCCATAACTTCAGATGCACTGAATGGCAACTGAGCAGTTTTTGGTCTAACGTCGATCTCTTGTAAAGTTGGCTTTACGGTATCAGCAATGTTTCCACCTTCAGCAGTACCACCTAGAGTTGTGTTACCTTGGTTCGTATTCAAGGTTGGTTTGGCAGTTATTGCCCTCCAACCAGATTTGTCCCAAGGAACTTTTGGTAAGATACCAAAAGCATTTGCTTCTAAGTTGAGTTGTGCCCATGCGTATGCACCAAAAATAGCGTTGAAAACGCCTGCTGTTGATGTAACCACTGGAGCATCTGCTTTTCTAATAAGGTTTCTATTCTGTCCATAATAGAGTGCCTCTAGTTCGTCAATAGTTCTTATTTGAACCATTAGAACCATGCCTCCTCTTGTGTAGGAGTGTAGTAATCACCTTTCAAAATCTTTTGTGCTACGACAGATAAACTGTCGAAACCTTGTTCTCTTGCATCTTTTAGAACCATATTCAATTCAGTTTGACCTGATTTGTTTATAGTTTCAATAGAAGCTGCTGGTCTTGGAGTCTCAGTTGTGAAATCAAAATTAGTTTTCTCAGATTTCTCTTGCATAACAAGTTCTTCTGGGTCTGATTCTGGTTTCTTTTCACCACTTTGATCATCATCTAATCCTGCTTGGATAGAGTTTGATTGTAGTGTGTCTGGGACTTTAACGTCTGCACCAATATCCTCATTATCTGAGTCTTTTGGTTTGACTTCCAGTTGAGTCTCTGGTTTCACTTCAAGAGCTTTTGAAACTCTATCATCAAGTGCTGCCAATGATTCTGATTGTGCTTTAACGTGTTCTGTCAAAGTAGAGAGTGTTTCGATTAAGGTTTCATCAAAAGATTTTTTAGCATCTTTCTTTTCATCTTGTTCGTCTTCACTCTTGTCGTCGCTTTTTGCGATTTCTTCGATAGTCATGTTATTACAGATTATAATATATAAGACTTTATAAAGATTATGTAAACGTTTATATTATATATGCTTGTGCTCGGTACAACCTCTAGCATCACCAAGGTCATTTTTAATCTTCTTTAGTTGTTGTGTTTGTGCGTGTTTTACAAGTGAGTTATTAATATTTTTAACCACTTTAATATTTGATACTAATTTCTCTTCGTTCCTTTCAGGTCTCTTTTGTGTAGGATTGATATCATTAGTTTCTCCACTTCCTTGAATATATGTCCCAGAACTGTGTTCTCTTATACCCCCACCACCTTGACTTGCAGTTGTACTACCTTTCAACTTACGTCCTGATGATGATTCTCTTCCTACGTTTTGATTATACATAGAGTGTATATCTCCACCTGCATCTGAATGATCTCTACCTTTAACTTCATCATCTTCTTTTTCTTCATCTTCCTCTTTTCTCTTCTTAGGGTCATCTTCTGTAGCACCTTGACCTCCTAACTGATTATTACCTGCCTCTGTCTGAGCACCTGATTTATCAACTTCATCTTTATGTACAAATGAACCTACAATTTTCTTTGCTGATTCTTCTGATTTACCTTCAGCTATTAATGCATCAACTTTTTGTTGGAATGTTTGTGACTCGTTTAGGTCTGCTTTTTTAATTCCTTTAAAACCATGACCACAATTAGGACATGCTCCTCCCATAGATACCATGTCACCCATTTCCCTTTTTTTATCTTTTCCACAATTAGGACAGAAATCACCTCTTACTTTTTCAATTTGTTGTTGTTCCCTGTCTCCTTCTCTCTTATCCTCTTCATAGTCCTCAGTTGCATCAAAAGGTGTGTCTGTATTTACATTACCATACATTCCATGTTCAACATCAGATTTTTCTACAAAGCATCCCATTTGTGTACATCTAATAATCATTTTACCGTCATCTCTTACCTCTGAATTAAAAGTAGCCTTTGCAATAGGGTTGTAATCTGTAATTACAGCCATTGGAACTGCTGGATCTTTACACACTGCAACCTCATAGTGTTCCAGATTGGATAATGCATATGCCATTGAACCATCTTTCATCTTCATTGGTGTTCTATTAGAACGAGTTGCCCCACCGAATGATAATCCTCTATACTCTTTACTTTTTATCTTATCCCAAATAACGTTATCTAATTCATAATTCTTAAAAATTTTACCTGTAATTTTAATTGCTGGCAAGTCATCACCATGTTCATTTTTAACCATAGTTTTAGAATAATTGATACCTTTTCCTATGATTCTATTACTGTGAGTGTCAGATATTGGAGCACCTCTATCCATCCAGATTGGTAACACTTTGTATAATTCATCAACAATCGTGACTTCTCCTTGTTTGTCCTTCATTTGCACAGTGAGTAATCCCTCAAAATATCTCTCGTCAGAGTCTATTGTTTCCATACTCTTTAAAGAAGTTGTAAGTTGGTTGAATTGAATTATCTCTCCCATATATAAAAACATACTATATCACTAATAAAGATTATTATGGTGAAAAAAAAGATAAAAAGGTAAAAATTGCAGATTAACTTGCAACTTTCTTTGCTTTTGATACAGCATAGTCTACTGTGAAACCTGCTGTAAGACCTATCAATGCTAGACCTAATGGATCTAATCCTGACAGACCTATAGTTTGTGCAATAGCCAAACCAGCAAAACCAGAGACAATCACTGCACCAAAGAATTTTTTGATGTCATAAGGTTCTTCAGAACCTAGAAATCCTCTTACGGTGTTTAATACTGCACCTGCTACTGTTGCTGCTACTACTACTAATAATGGGTCGACCATAATATTTTTCTAACCTGATTGTATATAAGGTTACTTATTTTCCCTTAATAATTCCTTGACTAGATCATCTAAATCTGATTCCAGACTTTCATCTGGATGTAATCTGTTTGACTGCCTATCAACAGCTTTTGCCAAAATAATAAGTGTTCTTCGTAATTGTTGAACTGTTTCACATAGTTCTCTCTGTGTTTTACTCATTTTTCTAAAAAATGTAAACAAACCTCCACCCACAATTAATATTGAAGCTACTATTAAAGGTTCAAATACAGATGTAAACATCTCCATATAGATCAATATATAAACTTACTTATATATTTTTATTATACTTTTATCAAATAACCAGATTCTATAAGGTGAGGTATAAGTTCTGCATTATGTTCTATAAAACTTATAAAATCATCATCTTTAATTGCTGTTTTACAATCAAATTTTCCACATTTATAACATAATTCTAATGCCATTTTAAAACCAACATACTTGTATTTTTTACCTCCACAAACACATAGGTTATCTTCAGTCATATTAAGACAACGCTTTGTTTATTAATAAGGATTACTTATTTGTTACATGGCTTCAGCAATATATATCTTTGATGACATGAAGACGTTTGATTGGTTCTATAAAGGTTATACAAAAGATAAAATGAGAAGAATAAAAATAATTGACATGTATGTACAAGATAAGAGTAAGCTGTATATCGTTACCAACACAAACGATCAAAAGGAAAGACCGTTCACACAAAAATCTCTAGTACATTTTAGGAATGGTACTTTGGGTGAACATGAAAATAAAGGTACTGAACTAATAAAATATGAGAAAATAAAATTCAACAGAAAGAAAATGCAACTGGAGTTCAATCCAAGATTCCTTAGAAAACCATTATTGAGATGGAAGGTTGACAGATACTTGGATGCAGTGTTTAGAAACGAGAATAAGATAATTGATTATGATCACAGATATTATGACTTTGAAATGGATAGAATAATATTTATATTAAAGAATGATTAATATTACTGTCTCCAAGACTTTGTACCATTAGACATTATCTGCTTCCAATCCTTTCCGTGTTTTCTTCTCATTGATTTCCAGAACGGATCAGCACCGTGCATCCCACCTTTCTTATTATAATCTTTCATGTGGTTTGCAGTTCTTCTATGACATTTAAAACATAATCTGCAGTTTATCTGCTCCATGTTAAACTTGTATATTCCACAAAAATGACACATTCCATAATAGATAGGTTTGATTGATACTAATAACGGTTCTCTTCCCTTCTTTCCAGCACAGTCTCCACATATATCAGCAACCAAAGCACCTACTACATTAGAACCAAAACATCCGAAACAAAGACCTTCCTTGTAGTTGTTTACTGCTGTATATTCATTCCTTTGATGGATCTCAATAATTTTATTACCAATATCTGTTCCACCTGAGTTCAGGTCAAGTTTAGTAGCCATTATTTGTCTGCTAATATAACTTTCTTTAATGCCTCTTGAAGTATCATGTAAACGTTATTGGATGAATATGGGTCTTGACAAATCTTTCTACTTGTAATTTTAATATTCTCTATAGTCTCATCAATTACTGAATAGTCTGCACTATACACATCTGTTATTATTGGGGTTTTTGTTTTTTTAACTTTAGGTTTTTGTTTTTTTGATGCAAGTTTCTTTTTAACATCATCAGTCAGTGCTTTGTGCACTGAACATGACTCGTCATCGCATTTATGAAAACTCTTCGTCATCTTCCCACCTTTTAACATCTGCAAACTCATTCTTTACTATGTTGCGACATTCCCTTATTGTCATTCTTGTAGATTTTCTTAACTGTTCAACTGTTTTAGTCTTGTTCCAGTTAAAGTCTATTGCTGATTGTAATGTTTTCTTTACCACATCAAAGTTGTCTGGTGTAATACCTGTTTGGAAATTCTTCTGAGAGAGAGAAGTTCCATCTCCTGAACTTGGAG